CAGTGATGCGCTTCAGCTGTTCTTGAATGGTGTTGCGATAGTTGTTGATGATGGTGCGCTGGTTTTCAATGATGCCTTCCAGCTGCGTCACCTTATCACGCAACTGCTTCAGCGCATCAGCACGCCTTTGCTTGCCAATTGCCTTCAGCGTTTTCTGCGGACCATTGCCAGTCAGTGACCACCACTTTGCTTTTCTTCCACTGGTTGGGCATGGCTTCACTTCAACAACATGCGCCACGCCTTTGGCTTCAAGTGAAGCAAGCCTGCAATGCATGTATGTCTTGCCAGTCACCTGGTCAATCTGTGCGCCAGTCATCTTGCCACGCTGCATCAGCCATTCAATGACTGTCAATTCCATTGGCGTTATCAGCCCTTCTTCATTGATTTCACGCCACGCTTCCATGCTTGTCCATTCAGTCATTCCCACGTTCCTTTCTGGTTACAAGTTTCAACGCTTCTGCTTCTGCTTCTTCACGTGGCAGACCACCATGGAATTCCATGATGGCTGCACGTTCTTGGTATTCATCACGCTGTTCAGGTGTCAGCTGCGCAACACCAACACCACAAGGCCACATCACATCAATGCCAGCTTCAACTGCACGCTTCACACAATCAGCAGTGCCAGTGCCACCAGGGAACGCAACGCACAGGTCAGCGCCAGCTTCAACCATCTTCTGGTTGCGCAATGGTCCAGCTGCCCTGCCTTGACCACGCCAGTCAGCATCAAAGACCTGAAGCGCAGCACCATGCATCAAAGCCCACCTGCTTGCAGCGTGGTCAGTGTTGCCACTTCCACCATGAACAATGGTCTTGAATGGTCCACGCAAGCATTCAGCTTCATCAAGGCCACGCAGCACTTCATTGGCGTCAAAGTTCCTGCCACCTGTGACAATCACGCGCATCATTCAAGGTTCCATTGCTTGCGCACATCAATGCAAGCCCAACTGCCAGGCTTGAAGACCTTGCAGATTTTCGGGCGCTGGTCATAGATGGTGCATCTGCCATGGCCAAGCTTGCCATCATAGGCTGCACACCTGCCATTGACCACGCGCATGATTGGAATTGGTGGCTTGTCTGGTCTTGGCACTTCATCACGCATCAGCAATGGCACAGTGTCATCAGGCTGAAGTGGCATGAATTGACCAAGGCAACAAGCGCCACACCTTTTGCAGTCAGCTGCCATTGACCTTCATCACACGCAATTGGTTTGCAGTGCACCAGCTGGCCATTCCATTCATCCACTGAACGTGAATCTTCACCTGCTTCACAGCCATGACCACGCCTGTGCGCTTGGTTTTCCTGTGCCTGACCTTTGTTCCTGCTTGAATATCCATATTGATGGAACCTTCTATCAATGTGCGTTGGTGCTGCCAACCAGAATTGAACTGGTGTCTGTGGCTTGAAAGGCCACTGTTCTAACCACTGAACTATGGCAGCACCTGGAATCAGCAGCCAAGCTGTTCCAGTTTCTGGATTGCGTCTGTTGCGCCATATCCAATCAGGTACAGGTGGCCACGATTAGCCAAGGCCAACTGCACACATTCCTGGTTGTGTGTCAGCTTGCAGCTGCTGTCACGCTTCATTTCAAGGAAGCATACTGACTGCTTGATGCCTGCCATGGTGCAGCTGCCTGGCAACACAATCACCAGGTCAGGCGCACCAGGGGTCAAGCCCATGTGCTTCAGCTTGTTGACCAGATGGAAGCGTTTTGCCCTGTCCTTTGATGCTGAACGCAACGCTGCTTCATTGGGCACACTGAAGAAGAAGATGCCTTTGGCACGCAGCCATTCACAGACCACTGTCTGTTCACTGTCTTCAGTTGGTGTGAAGTGTCTGCGTGTCATGGCCTTGGTCCAGCCTTCATGTGCCACTTGCATCTTCCTTCACACCAGCCCTGTCCCCACATGCCTTCAAGGTCTTCATCACTGGTGCCAGTGCATGGAACTTTGTGCGCAGCTTCGCAGCCATCAATGACATCACTTGGTGTGCATGGCATCAAGTCAGCAAGTTCACATCCACATTCACCATGGCAGTTCACCAGGCCATCATAATGCTTGCTGTTGACCTGCAACCATGCAGTCACAATCTGTTTCACGCTTGGCATTATCTTGCACCACCAGCCTTGCTGCTTGGTTCAAATTTCTTGCACTGACAATTCTTGCAAGCGCCAGTCATGTCCTTGTGTGACTTGCGCTGGCAACCACAGGTGCACTTGTGCTGTGGCTGTGTGCGTTCAGCGCCACACGCCTTGCACTTGCTGTCACGCGCAATGTTAGGACACAGGCAGATGCAAACCCACATGCCCCTGTTCAACTGCGCACAGTCATAGCAACCAAACTGTGGTGAAGCATGGCCATGATGCTTTGACCAGTCAGCCTTCACAGTTGGTTCAGGTGGTGGTGGCAGTGTCTTGACCTTGGATGCTTTCTTCTTCCGCGTTCCCTTCTTCTTTGGCATCAGCGTTTCCCTTCAATGCGTGCCAGCCTTTCAATCAACTGGTCACGTTCATGTTTCAGCTGCGCAATCTGTTCACGCAGCCTGGTGTTTTCCAGTTCAACTTCAAGCAGCGCCTTCAGGCGCTTGGTTGCCAGCTGCTTCATCTGACGCAGCTTCGCCTTCAGGTGGCTGTTCAGGTCCATCTATGTCCATTCCTTTTGCCAATGATGCAGCCACTTCTTTTGCACGCCTGGCGTTTTCACGCCACTGCTTTTCAGTTGGTGTCAGGTCAGTCTTTGATGGCTTCTGTTCCTTGGCCTTGGCCTGCTTGCGCTTGGCTTCATGTGCAGCGTGTTCTGAACCTGGCTTTGGCAGTGACGCAAGCTTGTCACGTTCCTGTTCAATTATCGCTGCAAACAATCCTGCGTTGCGCTGGCGCTTCAGCTTCTTCTGGTTGACCACTGAAGCTGCATAGTCAGCTTCACGCCTGGTGATTGGCGCAGCTGCCAGCAGGTTGCCGAGCATCACTGTCTGCTTTGGTGACAGTTGCATCTGCCACTTCACATCATTGGCAATGAACGCTTCTACCTGTTCAATCGTTCCCAATGGCCAGGTGGTTGATTGCTTCTGAATGAAGTTTTCTGAAGGTCCATTGATGTCATCAGCAGACACAGATGATGGCAGTGGTGGCAATCCTGTGTCAGGCAGTGGTGGCAAGGTGGTCTTGACCAGGTTTTCACCATGGGTCTGGTCAGGTCTGGTCTGTTCTGTTCTGGTCAGGTCAGGTCTGGTCAGGTCCAGCGTGACATCAGGTGGACAAGCGTGACTGTCACGCGTGACATCATGTGACATTGCGTGACCATATGTGACATCACCTGAATCACTGCCGTTCTGGCGTGACTGTTCATGTTCACGCTGGCGTTCACGCTGCTTGCGCTTCCTGTCACGTGCCTGTGCCCTGACCTTGGCTGCTTTCAGGTGGTGCGCATAGTCAGACCAGTCATTGACCAGCAGGCTGTCACCTTCATGGACCAACAAACACGCATCCAGCAGCGCCTGGTGCCACGCTGCTGCGTTTCCAGACCATTCACTGAAGTCTGCTAGGTCTTCAGTGCTCCAATCGTCCAGACAGCCATCAGTGGCGTGGCGCAGAACGTTCAGCCACAGCGTCACCAGGTGACCACGTGCCTGGACCTTGTTGACATCCAGTGCACGTGCAAGGCGCTTCACCTTCACATGGTCAAGGAAGGTGTCATGCAGTTCTATCCACATTCCGCGTTCCCTCCGATTCAATCAATTCAGATTGAAGCCATTGCAGCTTCAACATCATCTTCCGCGTTCCAATGCACCTGTGACACTGGCAACCTTCCCTGTGTCCAAGGCGTTTCCAGTTGTCCACCACTGCCACGCACAACTGCATCAGGTCAAGCAGCTGCTGGTGCAACCAGTCAGCTTCATTGGCCTGCATGACACGTTGAACTGTGGTGATGATGGGAACTGAAGGAAGGTGTGGCTGACCAGCACCAGGGGAAGGAACGCGGAAAGAACCAAACCCTGGTTGCTGCCTTCCCTCTGAATCCTGCGTTGGTGCAAGACCCCTTGAAGGCAGCTGCTGGTCAGCCACGGCAGTCATCTGGATACACCAACTGACTGCTTATGCAAACCCAAATCCAGACTGACCATTGGCGTCAGGTTCTGCACCATCAGGTGCATCAGGCATGGTGAAGCTTGCGCCGCAACTGTGACACGCCTTGGCCTTGACTGGACACTGCGCACCACATTGGAAGCAGACTTGGAAATCATCTTCCCCCTTCTGGTCTTGGCCTTCTTCTGCTTCCTGCTTCTTCTGCTTTGCCTGTTGCTGCTTGCCAGTCTTCTTCTTCCCCTTCCCATTGGTTTGGGTCTGCTGCTGCGCTTGCTTCTGCTTGCCAAAAGACTGCGTGCCTTCCTGCAAGTCTTCAGGGAACACATCATCAAGCTTCACGTGACCTTCACGCAAAGCAGTTGCTGTTCCCATCAACGTTTCCAGGTCAGACATGTCCATGTCATCAATGGATGCCTTGCCAAGCTTGGCCAGCACCCTTTCTTCACTGATGCCAGCCTTTAAGAACCACTGCATCCAACGCTGCCTGTTTTCAGCAAGCGTTCTGCTGTCACCAACTGCAACCTTCCTGCATTCACGTTCAACCTTGTTCACATAGGAACGTGGCACCACGCGGAAGATTGCATTGCGCATGGCCTTGCTGACAGCAGCGTTGGTCAGGTTGGTGATGACATCTGGCCTGAAGCGCACACCATCCTTGTTGGTCACCTTCTGCGTGTATTCAATGCCAACCTTCACGTTGGTTTCCATATCCCAACAGAATGACTGTGTGATGACATGCGTTTGTGTTTCACCAACCACCTTGGCACCAACCATGGTGTTGCGCCACGCAGACAACATGATTTCTGCCAGCCTGATGGATGGACCTTCAATGAAGCTGCCAGCCATTGGCACCTTGTAAAAGCATGACTGTGCTGTGTCTTGGTCCAGCGTGGCCAAGGTCAATGCGTTCTGAATTGATTGCTTCACACTGCGTGGAAACTTGTTGGCCACTTCAACCTGCACCATGACTTCAGCCTTGGTGGTTTCCATCAATGCTTCAGTGTCAGCCTTGTTCAGAATTTCAACTGATGTGTCTGCCATTGCTTTGCGTTCCTTCTTCTAGGGTTTGATTGCACACATGGTGAACGCTGACAGCCTGCGCCTGGTTGGGGGGGAGGGATTCAGACCAGTGCAAGGCTGTCAGCGCCACCAACTTGGTTCCTAACGATTGCTGACGTGGACTGCAACGCTTCCTTCATACGTCAGACTTTGGATGGTCTTGTCCAGTTGTTCCAACTTCCTGCTGATGTCATCCACAGCTGTGCACAGCTTGTGGATAGCGCAGCAGACTTCAGCTGAACTGATGTTGATTGGTGGTGGTGGCAGCGCAGCTGCAATGTCTTCAGGTGTTGCGTGCCTTGGCAGGTCTTCTGGTGGCTGCACCTTTTCACAGCAGCACGCTGGCCCACCACAGCAGTCACATTCAAAGCAGTCTTCACTGCCACATTCAGGGCAGGCGTCAGGCGCTGAAGGGTCAAAGCCCTGCGCTGGTCCACATGAAGGGCAACCAGGGTCACCACACAAGCATGGTCCAGACATCACGCACCTTCCTTTGCTTTGACAACAACTGCCTTGGTGTAAGGAATCTGTCTGGTGCACTTGGCTTCAGCCAGGTCATTCATCAGCTGCGCCTTGGCCTTGGCCTTGTCACCATGTTCAACCCTGTCACTGACAATCTGCTTGGCCTTGGTCAATGACAGCTTGGTGATTGATGCCATGTCTTCAGGCGTGAAGCCCTGGTGCTGAACCAGGTGCTTCCACGTTTCCTGCACATCACCAATCACTTCCTTGCGATATTCCTGCACGCGGTAAGCCTTGCCATTGCCAATCAGAACCTGACCATGCTTGCTGGCCATCATCTTCAATGCAGACTTGTAGGCTTCAACTGCCTTTTCCACCAGCTTCACTTGGCCATACAGTTCACCAAGCTGGTCAACAGTCAGCGCATCAATTCTGTCTTCAAGTGACACCAGTGAAACGCCAGCTGCATTGATGAAGTCTTGCCTGGCCTTGCATTCATTCTGGCGCAGACAAAAGCCACAAGCATCATAGGATGGTGCATACTGTCTGCCAGCTGACTTCATCTGCTGCTTGAAGACTTCAGCAAACTGGTCAAGGTATGCATCATCCATGCGCCGCACATCCATTTCACTGAAGCGCAGCCACACGCTGATGGTGGTGATGTAGCCACTGCGTGGCATCCCAAACTTTTCACGCACAGCATACGCGTATGATGCCAGCTGTTCAGTCACGTGTGTTGGCACCCTGCCTGACTTCCAATCAAGCACGGCAGCAGTGTCACCATCATGGTGAAGCACATCAGCAGTGCCATTCACCAGGTCTGATTCAATGCGCTGTTCAACCTTGGCTGATGGGAAGTGACTGGCCACTGCCTTCCACGCCTGGCGCACATAGGCCATGCACACACGCAGGTCAGTCTTGTCTTCAATGTTGAAGCGTTCAGCCAATTCATCCAGGTCAACAGGCTGGTCCAACACGTGGCGTGCTGCACCATCATGCACAGCATCACCAAGGTTTGCACCAACGTTCCCTGGATTGAATGGCGCATCACTGACGATTGCGCTGCTGGCGCAATCAAAGAAGCGTGGCACGCCACTGCAACTGACCTTGATGACCTGTGGTTCAGTCAGCTTTGGTGTGGTCTTGGTCTTCTTTGCGCGTGGTTTACGCGCAGGTGTCTTCTTCTTTGCAGCCATTGTTCCGCGTTCCTTTCCCCCTGGCTGGCAGGGGCTGGTTGTGAAGCCACGCCTATAGACCAGAACGCTGGTGGCATCAATGAAAAGGGGCTGGCCACCATCACAGCAGCCAGCCCCTGGAAACCTTGGCAATTGACGCCAGGGTCAGACAAGCATTCCAAGCACAGTCACTGCCACGTCTTTGGTGACAGTGAAGGTGGCGTTGATGTTGTCAGTGTTGATGGTGACAGTGGCCTGGCCTTGGCCAACCTTCTGCTTGCCATTGGGCTTGGTCACTGACACTGGCTTCACCACAGGATGCTTGACCCTGCGTGATGCGCCACGCTTGCCCTTCCTGTGCAGGCCAAGCTTGTGATAGCTGCGCACCTTGCCAATCGTGGTGGCAGTCACGCCAGGTCTGTCAGCTTGCATCAAGTCAGCAATGCTGTGGTCATCATGTCCCTGCGCGTGCAGCTGCTTCACCTTGTTCAGTTGTTCCTTGGTCCATCTGGGATTCATCTTCTTCCACGTTCCTTTCTGCCTGCATCACGCAGGCTGTTCACGCATCTGTTCCAGCCAATCACACCTGTCAGACCAGTGCCTGTCACACAGTGGCGTGTCATGCTTCCAAATGACCTTGCTTCCATCAATGACTGTTGATGGAAGATTGCAGCGTGCAGCTGCGCAGACACCACGCACATGGCCTTCTTTCCCTGCCTTCTTCACCTTGACCATTCCCGCGTTCCTTTCTTCAGGCTGGTAGCCTGACTGATGCTGCCTGGTGCAATGATGCCTTCAATCACACCAGGCAGCACTGGTCAAGTCACCAGACTAGAAGTTGAAGAATCTGCTTAGGCTGTTGTTCTTGGTATCCCAGATTTCACCATCAGCCTTGCCTTCCTTCTTCAGCTGGTTCCACTTCTTCTGCGCAGCTTTCTTGCTGCTGAAGTTGTGGATAGGTCCATCCTTTTCAAAGACCTGATACCTGACACGCTTGTCTGTCACCTTCATGGCTTCCACGTTCCTTTCAATGTCAAAGACCACGCGTTGATGAAAACCATTTCCATCAACTGATAATTCATTATCCCATTTCCAAAAAATCCCGTCAAATTGATGTATTCAATATAATGGATTGAATGCACGCAGCACGCCACTGCGTGAAGCGTGCTTGCATCACGCCTTCAGAAATTTTTTTCAACGCGTGACTGTGTGTGTTGTGATGCAGATGCGCATCAAGAAAAAGGCGTGCACCAGTCTTCAATGGACCAGTGCACGCCTTGTGCAGCTAGAAAACTTTTTTTGAAAAAGTTTTCTAGGCAGCTTTCTTGGTGGCCTTGGAATTGGCCTTGGCAGGTCCAGGGCAGGGGGGAGTCTTGAAGTTGTGATGCTTTGGAATCACAATCTTCTTCCCCTTGGCATCAGTGAAGGTCAGTTCAAGCCTGAAGCCAAACCTGCCACCAGCCTTGACCTTCTTTCCAGTCATCTTCATGCCACACACCTTGCACACCTTGGTGTATTTGGCATTGGACATTTGACGCCACTGGTGCTTGTGACCAACCTTCTTCTTTGCCTTCTTCTTCTTTGCCATGTGTCACCCCTTTGTGGTTGAAGGAATCATCTGACTAACAGCTGGTGTTGATGCAGTCAACGCACAAAAAAAGAAGGGGCTGACCACCACGCACAATGCGCAGCAGTCAGCCCCTTGGGTCATTCCATCCCTGGTCTAGTCCGCTTTACCAATCGCAGTTGGCAGGAAGCCAACCAGTTCCACTGCACTGTTCACAGCCATCACCATCACACGCCAGGCACTTCTGACTGTTACCAGCTGCAATGATGTCTTCAGCCGATTCACCAGTTTCTTCACCCCATTGACTGCGTGCAGCCAGCTGCTGGCCTGACCAGTTGAAGTCAGCGCCACAGTCACAGGTGTTGGTGAAGCCACCACACACGACCCATTGACCACAGCTGCACTTGATGGTCAGTGTCAGCTTGCCATCACACTTAGGGCAGGTGTTGTGCTCCCTGTGCTTGCCTTCCCAACCACAACCAAAACAGAAGTCTTTGCGTTCCATCTTCCGCGTTCCTTTCTGACAACCACCATGGTGTCATCAATGCTGCCTGGTGCCAGCCATCACCAAGCAGCATTAGCATCACACCACGCTAGCAACCAAACCTGCGTTCAGCTTCACGCATTGCAGCGTCTTCAGCTTCCATGCGCTGCAATTCATCAATGCGCTTGCGCACCTTCTTCCAATCTGGATTGTTCTTGACCAATTCTTCATTGACCCAAGGAATGACACGCTGGCCACTGCATTCAGGGCAAGCAATGTCATACACTCCACTGAAATAGTCATCAGCGAAGTCAGGGTCTTCATAGCACGCTTCATTCCATTCAGATTGCGTGAAGCCACCACCATCACATTCAACTGATGGATTCACAATCTTGCCCTTGCCACTGCACGTGTCACAGACAACAAAGGCCAGGGGGAACTGATGCGCCCAACCTTCTTCACCAAGTTCAGCTGCGTCTTCATCTTCAATGCTGAAGGTGATGAACGTCTGCGCCTGGTTCATGGTGACAGTCAGTGTGTGCGCAATGGTCATCACGTGAATGTCAGTGTGATGTGCCATCATTCACCAACCATCTTGCTGGTCAGCCATGCCATCATCACCTGCGCATCAGTGAAGACATAGCGTGCAACAAATTCATCCTTGCGCTTCCTGATGGTGACAATGAATCCATTGTCACAAAGTTCAATGGTATATTTCATATCCGCGTTCCTTTCTTGGCTGGTCCAAGCACCATGCTTGGTCACTGACGCCTGTTGCCAGGAACCAGTGACCAAGCCACTGACAGACGCGTGAAGCGCCTGCCAGTGACTGGTGATTCAATTAGTCATCCCAACTGTCAGCGATTTCCTGAAGGCGCTGCTTGGCTTCTTCTTCCTGGTCAATGATGTCTTGCCAGGCATCTTCATCAATCAGCTGCTGCACGTGACTTTGCACCAGGTCAGACAGCACAGAAGGTTCCAGCGCATCCAGTTCCCATGATTCATCACCATAGGATTGGATGTAACCATCATATCTGCTGTCAGTGGTCTTGGCTGGATTTGGTGGTGGTTCATACTGTTCAACCTGGTCCATGTTCAACGCCAGGCGCTTCACATCAAGCTTGGCACCAAACAGGTTCAGGCGTTCAGCAATGTCACGTGTCATGTCAATGCCTGAAGGGTCATGGTCACCAAAGTGAATGATGACCACCTGCTTGCCTGCGCGTGACTTGCGCTTCAGGCGTTGCGCAGCTGAATGCATTTCAGACTGACTGGTGTAACCACGGCAGCTGAAGAATGGCACGCGTTGGTCATGGCAGGCTGACTGGAACACGCCAGCCAACGCTTCCTTTTCAATCCAACATTCAACGTAACATGGTTGGCTGTTCCAGATTGGAAGTCTGAACTGACTGGCGCTTGCTTCAAGGATGTCAGAAGGTGAATCCCATGAAGCACGCGTCTGAAGGTTGCGCGTTCTGTCTTCAATGGCTGACCAATCCATCATGCCTGCCAAACGTGCATCATTGAACACGCTGCCTACTCTCTTATATTCCTTCTGCGTGTTGGGAATGATGTCACGTGCCACCAGCTGATAATACAGCTGGCGCAAGGTCAGCATGTATCCCTGACTGAGATAGTCACTGATGATGGTGTTGGCTGTTGCAATCAGTTCCAGCGTCTTCTGCGCAAAACGCTTTGGTTGATAGCAAATCATGGCCATGGCTTCCACGTTCCTTTCTGGCAGCTATACGCTGCACTGTGTTCAAGTCATCAACCATTGATGGCTTGACTGTGTGCCTGTAACGCAGAAGCGCCACAGGCACAAGGGTCAAGCAACCATCTGGTTATTCAACCATCCATTCCAGTGACTGCCCTGACAGATGCATCAGGGCTTCTTCTTCCTGTTCAGTCAGCTGCCTGCCTGCCTTCTTCACAGGCTTCAGTTCCCTGACCTTGTTCTGCCTGTTGCGCCTGCGCTGGCCAGCAGTCACATGGTTGAACCTGTAACTTTCCCTGGTCCACAGGTCAGCCAGACCCTGCACAACTTCAATGCAGGCATCAATGCGCCTGCAACAGTCACCACTGTCAGCAACATAGTGCTTCAGCGTGTTCAGTCTGCGCAGCATGATGCCAAGGTCATGTGGCGTCAGGCCATTCACTTCTTTGGTGTGCATCTGTGAATCACGCAGTGGTGAAGTGCCTTCCAGCATCATCCCTGAATTGGTCAACTTGGTCTTGGCCATGACAGTCACCTTGGGATGGTCATGCGTGCTGCACGCAGTGACTGATGAATCAGTTTGATGCAAGCCTGCGTGGCCTGCTGCTTGGTGTTGCCATGCGCCTTCCAGATGCCAATGGCAGGCTTGCCACTGTGCCACGCCTGGCAGCGCCAGGGCAGGTTGCATTCACGCAGTTCCAGACTGAAGGTGAACAAGCTGCTTCCCACCTTCTGTTCAAAGACCTGCATGTTGCTGGTCTGTTTGATGATGCGCATTTCCCGCGTTCCTTTCTGTTCACCTTTATATGGTGAACCGTTCAATTTCAGCAATGCGTTGGTTGATGTCTTCAAGTTCAGCTTCCAATTCCATTGCGCGTGAACGCAGCTGCGCAAGCTTGCGCATGTTGTCACGCTTGTCAGCTTCTTCAAGGCACGCGCAGAATTCATCCCATTGACTGCCCTGCGCAGCAATCATGTCTTCAATGCCCCTGACCAACGCTGCTGTGATTTTCTGTTCAGCAGCCTTGCTGACATTGGCCCTGTCAGCACGCTTTGGTCTGCCATCAGCCCTGCCACTGCCAAGACCAAACTTTGGTTGCCAGTGGCCAAGCTTCAATTCAAAGTCTTGCCAGACATACCATCTGACATTGAAGAAGGTGATTGGACTGCCAGCCACGCAGCCAATGGTGAAGTGACTTCCACTGTGGAAGGTCAGCAGGAAGCTTCCAAGCGTCAGGTGAAGCGCCATCACTGGCTTTTCATCCTTGGCCTTGGTTGATGTCTTCTTCTTTGCAGCCATGGCTACAATCTCCCCAATGCTTTCAAGATGACCTTTGGCTGGCGCTTGCCATGAAGGTCATTGTTCAGAAACTGCTTCAGCCTTCCAAGCGTCAGACCACTGGTTGGCTGTTCCATGTATGTGAAGCCACGCAGTGCTGCACGATAGTGCAGGCCACAGATGGCAGTGTAAATCACACCATCACCAAACAGCTTCAGCAGCTGCTTGTTGGTCTTGGTTGCCCAACTGTCACGCTTGGCCTTGGTCATGTCTGCCAGCGTCAGGTCATATGGTTCAATGATGTCATCAGGCATCACAACACCATGCTTGGCAGACAGGATGACCCAAACGCTGCAACGCTTGGTCAGGTAGGCAACAGACAACTTGAACAGGTGTGATTGATACAGGCTGCGTGCTGGTGCTGGCCTGTTCATCTTGGTCTTGCAGCACGCAACCACACCAACACGCGCAGGCGCAGTTGGCGGTTTGAAGTGGCTGGCCTGTTCACCTAGCACCTTGCGCAACTGATGAACGCAAGCGCCACCAAGTTCAAAGGCACAGTCAGGGTGATGATTGATGCATGTGAAAAAAGTGCTGTTGGCTTCATCCATCGCACACCAGATGCGCTTCATGTTCACCTGGTGGTCTGGATTGAAAATGTCAAACTTCAGCCCTGGCATTGGCTGTGTTCCTTCAACAGCTTCTGCGCCTTTGCCTTCAGCACCCTTCCCATGCGCCAGCCATAGCTGTGCAAGACAAGCAGCTTGTCTTCAGGGAAGTCACAGCCAGCTTCCAACTTCTGAATGGCCACCTTGACCATTCTGCGCATGTGCTTCATGTCTTTGGCTTTCATCATTTCCACGTTCCTTTCTGTGTTTTGGTTTCAGCAATGTGCTGACCATGATGACCTGCATTGCGCAAGTCACCAGGCGTCAGAACACAACTGACGTTGATTCAATCAGTGTCTTTGGACTAGACGCACCAATGAATGGTGCAAGGGATGGATTGCCAGGTGGTTGACCAGCGCCTGCATCACAGTTGTTGCTGCATCAGGCGCACACACCTGGCCATGACCCTGCCAGGAATCGGCACGCACCTTCTGGCTTCAGTCAATGTGCGCCTGCGTCAGTGGACTGGAACCAACTGCGCCTGCTGGCGTTGCGCCTGGACCTGTGGCCAGTGTCCAGAATGACACGCCTGGCAGAACATGGCAAGCGTGGCCAAGGTTGCCAGGCTCGAGATTTCCAAACAAAAACAGCAGGTTACAACAGAATTGATGGATTATTGACGCAGTGTGCGCACATTATAGTGCTGATGTCATCAATCGCGCAGAATGCGCAGTGTCCACCACAGGAACAGCAGCAGACACAGCAGCCAGAACAGAATCAGATTGAAGGGGACAGGAAGAAGCAGCTGCTGGTCAATCGCCATTGAATAGCTTGTCACGCACAGCCTGGATGCGTTCAGCACCAACATCATTCAGCATGGCTTCAGCTGCTGCCTTGGTCTTGACCACCTTTGGCGCATCAGGAAGCTGCACGCCACCAGCTGCTTCACGCGCAGCATTGCGCTGGTTGCGTGCAAGCAGTTCAACACTGACCTTCAACGCTGCAACTGCTTCACGCATCTTGGTCATGTCTTTGTGGTCATCAGCTTGCGATTCAATCAATCGTTCCACTGCCTGCCAGCGTTGGTCATTGCGTGCAACTTCAGCTGCAACAACAATCTGCAACTTGTCAGCACCACGCGCATCAATCCACGCCTTGCCAAGCGTTGCCATTGCAGTGATGACTGCAACAGCAATGGCAGTTTTGCCAGTCTTGTTCTGCATTGTCTTCAGGTTCACAGCTTCACACCTGCCATCAAGGTCAACTGCAATCCAAGTTCAGCACGCGCAGTGGCAACATCATCACGCAACACTTTCATTGGAAGCAGTGGACCAGGGCACTGCTTGTTTGGGTCACTGCTTGCGTTAGGAAGTTCCATATGACCACGCAGGCAGTCAAAAGGGTCACGCTTGATGGCCATGGACAACACAGCGCACAGGTCAACAAGACTTGCCATCTGCTTGGCGCTGCATGGTCTGACCCTTGGGTCAGCAAGACAGGCAACACCAATGGCAGTGCTGTTGAAACGCTTGGCGTGTCTACCAGCATCAGACAAAGAAAGGCACTGCCAGATGACACCATCATATTCAGGCGCACCAAGGTCACCACCAATGATGAAGTCATATGGAACTTCCCCACCTGTGGCCTTGGCCACTTCTGGATAGGTGTCATTGATGCCAGTGAAATGGCTGCACACTTCAACGGCAGTGTCACCAAGGTCAATGTCATTCCTCAGGTCTTTGCCTGTTCTGTGAACTGCGATGGTTGACAGTGCTTGAAGGTCAAGAATGTGTGGTTGGCCATCAGCAACCTGGTCAATCACATCTTCAACATGCAGCTGAAGAATCATCACGCCAGCCTTTCAGCCACGTTGAACTGAATATCCTTCTGCGTGAACACACCACCAGCGCCATCATCAAACCTGATTTGCGCTGCCTGACCTTCACCAGCAACCAAATCATCAACACCAAACGTGAAGCTGAAGTCACCAGCAGGGCCATCATCAATGCTGGCTGTCTTGGTCAACAATGGCACACCAATTCTGTCAATGGTCAGCGTGATGGTCCAACCAGTGATGTTGATGCTTCCACTGCCATAGTTGCGTGACAGCACAGGTCTGGTGTCGCCTTCTGTGTATGTGCTGATGACTTCAACTGACATTGGTTCAACCCTTCTTCCCTTCTTCTTGCTTCACGTTCACTGTCACTTTGATTGGTGCCATCTGACGCAGGCCAGCCACAAGTGGACCTGACTTCTTCAATGGCAGTGGTTCATTTTCAAGAAAGTCAAGCAGCGCAGAACGCAAATCATCACTGCACGCGTATGCATCAATGACCCTGGCTTCAGCTTGTTGTTCCTTCTTTTCTTCCATGTGTCACCCCTTTAGAAATTGCAGCCAAAGAAATTCACATCAGCCAGCAGTGGCTGTTTCGCGTCTGCATCACGCAGGCGCAAGTCATTGTCAGGTGAAGTTTCACCCTTGTCTGCATCTGAACGCAGATAAAGGTCATAGCTGACTGATGGTGTTTCTGCCGGTTGCAGAACGTGGTCAGTCACATCAAAGACATGTGGCGTGTCATCCTTGATGGCCAAGACCATATATTGCGCATCAGTGTCACCAATGCCTGTGAACTGGTATGCACCAGTGGTTGCATTGCTGGTCACGTGGTCAACAAAGGTCAGCGTGTCATCAAGGTTGTCTTTGTATAGGTAGCAATCGCAGCTGCCAATCACTTCACCATCAACATCATAGGTGATGCCTTCAATGGTGTATGTGGTTGCTTCTTCAATGACTGCATAGATGGCAAGCGTCTGGTTGGTTGAAGTGCTGGTTGAACCAAATGGGTCAGGAAGCGTGCTTGCGCCTGAAGTGTAAACATAGTTGTAACTGGTCAGCGTTCCATAGTCGATTGTGGTTGTGGTGGTGGTGTTGGTCAGGGCAACGCAAATCCAATATGTGGTGTTGGCTTGCAGTTCCCAATTCAGACCAGTGACAACCTTCCATCCTGCTGTGGTTCCCTTTGCGTTGCCTGTTGAAACGTAAAGCCTGGCACCAGGAACGCCACCACTGTCAGCATAGATGCCAACTTCATATGTTCCTGCATTACTGGCAACTGCACACCACCAACCAACTTCAGTAACAACTTGGTTGGTTGAAGGCGTGACATCATTGATGCCACGCTTGTAATTGTCCATGGTGCGCGTGCCAGTGCCAGCAGGGTCAGCTGTTGGTGCAGTTGTGACAAAGCCACAGTTTGTACCAATCGCAAGCGCCATCTATTCCACCACTGGTGTCAGCACATGGTCTGTGCAGTCATAAACGTGTGGCGTGTCATCCTTCCACGCCACCACCTGATAGGCACTGTCATTGTCAGTCAGGCCAGTGAAACTATAGGCACCTGTTGTGGCATTGCTGGTCTGCTGGTCAATGAAATCATAGGTGTCATCACCATTATCTTTCAGCAGGTAGCATTCACAGCTGCCAAGTGGATTGCCAGAATTGTCCTTGGTGATTCCTTCAAGTTTGTATGTGGTAACAGAAGCTGGTGGCCACGCTGCAACACTGTGCGCATCACGATTGCTTGTTGCATCAAAGGTCCAGCCAAGGTCTTCAGTTCCAGCAGTGGCAACTTCTTCAGTGCTGCCTGCGCCACCACTGCTGCTGGCTGTGACTTCCCAACGTTGGGTCTGTTCAGCATCCTGAACAGTGAATGTGATTGCGTTGCCACTGCCAACAGCATCAAAGCACCACGCACCATTGGTGCTGGTTGTGATGCTGGTCTGCACGCTGCTGCCTGATGTGGCATTGCCTTGACCATTGTTTGCTTCTGGACCTGACTGACCAGCATCAAAAACACTGACAGCACCACCATTGATGTTGTCTGTTCCTGTGTTGGTCATGCTGATGCTGACCTGATAGGTGCCAGCAGCAGGCAGGTTGGCTTCATCCATGTAAGCAATGCCAGTGGTCAGGGCATAGCCACTTGTCCCTGATGCATCTGTTCTGACCACTGTGCAGCTGACACCATTGTATGTGACTGACAGGCCAGTGACTGGCGCTGATGAAGTTTCAATTGCAAAGCTGATGACCAGCAGGCGATTGCTGCCACTGCCAATGGTGTGGTTGAACGTCAGTGGTCCACTGGTGCTGACAAATCCCTGTGATGTGTTGTCAAGCGTGATGGCCATCAGAAGTCATCCACTTCAAATTCCCTGATTCCTTCAAGTTGCTGGCCTTGCTTGTCATACCATTCAAGACCATCAAACGTGCACTTGCGCAGCCTGACACCACCTTCAACAAGGCGCACATTGTAACGTGTTCCAATTTCAACTGTGCGTGTTGATGGCATTGCCACGTTCTTGCTGATGGTGCCTGGCAACGCAACTTGACCAAGGCTGATTGCAGGCTGCGCAGGGTCACCACCACCAGTCATCTTTGAAACGCTGATGCGCAACCACACAGCATTGAAGTCACTGATATTGGCCAAAACCACTTGCCAGCTGAAGCCTGCATCCACCTGCGTCCAGGCTTCATCAAGGTTCTGCTTCCTTGCACCAATCAACGTGCCACCAGATGATGGGTCACCTTCATAGATTGCCACGCTGATTTCACATGTGCGCTGACCAGCTGCCAGCACTTTGGCCCTGAATGAAAGCACCACGTCTTCAGTGGCATCTTCATCAACTGCGCCACATGCATTATCAAGCTTCAGGTCAAAGAAGTCATTGACTGCTGCGCCATCAATCCACACATAGGACGCATCATCACTGTCATCAAGCGCATCTGCAATTGATGAAGCACCAACCACAGACCATGCGCCAGAAGATGAACCGTCAGTGAATGGCAGCAGCGTGTCTGTCATGTTGGATGCGCCCAACCTTGTTTGGCCCAACTTAGCCAGTAATTGGTGCCATCATAATAGACAGCATAAAGATTCTTTGCGTTGGCACTGCCATCAAAGTCAGGTGTCTTGCCACCTTGTGGTGTGATGACAGATGCTGGCCACGCAGATGCTGGCAGTGTGTAACCACCAGTGGCATTCACTTCAAGTTCCAGCATGAAGTTGCCTGGTCCACGTGGCGCAGTGAATGTGATGGCAGTGATGCTTGCGCTGACAGTTCCGGTCAGCTTCTGCCCTGCGCTGAAGTCAATGGTTGGTGTGGCACCAAGGTTGCCATGGTCATAAACAGCATTGAAGGTTACATTGCCAAGCAGCTTATCCAGATAGGCACGCTGTGTTGGTTCTTGACCAGTGGTGATGCTGCTGAAGTAGCCAGCCCAATTTGACCAGTTGCTGATTGCATTGATTAAAACAGTGTCACTGCGCACATCACGCGTTGACAGTGATGCGCTGCTGTTGTCCACATACAATGCTTGTGATGGTGAACCAGATGCATTTAGCCAAATCTGTTCCACTTCAAACAGGCAACTAAGCGCACCATCAATTCTGACTGCCTGCGCAACAGACAGGTCACCATCAAGATTGTAAATCTTGAATCTGGTTTTGAATGCCCTGACTGTTCCTTGTAAAAGCTGCAACGCATAGGCTGAACCTACGCCTGGACCAGTGTGGCCAGGTTCAGAATTTTCCACCATGCAGTTGTGCAGGCACAGAATTTCACCATTGTTGCTGAAGGTCATGCAACGCGCAATGTCACCTGCGCCAAAGCCTGTTGTTGTGCTGACCCTGACATAAATGTTTTCAAGGTATGCACTTCCGCTGAAGCCAATGACATTGCCACCACCAGCACCAACTGAACGCTGAAGCAATGCCCTTGCATCAGTTGAACAGTATGGGTCAGCAGCACCTTTGATGGTGACACCATCAGGCACATTGAATGGACCATTGTGAACACTGCCTGGCTTCAACAGGATGACATCACCAGCAGTTGCAGCTGCCAGCGCATTGGCAAGCGTTTCATAGTGGCCTTGACCATTGGCATCAACAATCAACGTGCGTTGCGCTGACGTGTCAATCTGCCTTAGCGGGATTGGTGCTGGCATTGGTCTAGCTCACATAGTAGGCAACAAGCGTGTCACTGGTCTTCATGTTCACGGCAGTTCCAGTGAGAGCAAGCCACGTGATGGTGGTTCCACTGATGGTGTAGTCTTGACCAGCGCCTTGAACCTGCTGCACGCCATTCAGGAACAGCAACACAGATGCTGCTGCCTTTGGCGTTGCGTTCAGCGTGTCAGTCAGCGCAGTGTCACTGTTGGTGATGTTTTCAGTGGTGACACTTTCTTGATTGAAGGTTTCAGCAGTAGCACCAGTTTCAACACCATCAAGCTTGGTCTTGTCTGCTGCTGACATGAAACCATTGACACTGGTGGTTGCAGCTGCGTGCTGCGTTCCACCACCACGCGTTCCATGCTGCGCATCACTGGCAAGCACACCAACCTGAATGTCATCAGCGTTGACAACAATGCTGCCATCACCATTGGCAACCACATCAAGGTCATTGCCATTCAGAACAAGGCCAGCGCCTGCGCCACGTGGACTGCCAGCGCCAACCTGCGCCAAGTTCAAGTCATCAGTGCCAATGATGTCACTGCCCTGGTCATTGGTGACAAGCCAGGCAGTGTCAGCGTTGGATGTGCCTTCTTCAACAGTGAAGAAGTCACCAGCGCAGCCATCACCAACCTGGAAATCAGCTGACCTAGACCAAGCGCCACCAGTGTCCACCACATAGATGCCATCTTGCGTGGTGGTGGTCTGACTGAAGCAAGCCACCCTGTCACCATCTGCCATGGTGACACCATCAACAGTCTGGTTGCCAGACAGGGTGACATTGGCAGTGGCCAATGCACGCACAGCATCTTTTGGCGTTCTGTATCTTGGGTCAATCAGCGCATCCAGTTTGGTCTTATCAGCAGCAGACATGAAGCCAGCAACTGCGCCAGTTGCATTGCTGTGAAGTGAACCACCAGACCTGTTGCCATGCGCATGTGTGTGGTCACTGCGTGCAAGCGTGGAAGCAGTGCCTTCAGCGTTGGTGCTGTCAGTCAGTTCAACAGCAGCAGCTGTGTCAACATCATGCTTGTGGTCTGCGCGTGCAGGTTCAACGTCAGTGCCAGCAGCAGCAGCAGACTTGTCCACGTTTTCTGGCGCTGCTGGCGTTCCAACAGGATGCACGTGGTCTGCGCGTGCCAAATCACTGGAAACGCCTTCAGCACCAGCGTCACCAATTTCAACTGTTCCAGTTGGTGTGCCAGTGGCAACTGCGTGCTGGTGGTCACGTCTGGAAACACCATCACCAGTGCCTTCAGCAGATGCGTCACCTGCGTTGATGGTGCTGATGGTTCCATCAGTGGTGTCAATTTGTTCTGCGCGGATTTGTGCTGGCATGTTTTCCCCTACTGGTAGCGCACAATCATCTGGTCTGTTGTCTTCAACACAAAAGGATTCAACCAGGTGATGGTCTGACCACTTCTGACGTAATCAGCGCCTGCACCTTCATCGTACAAAACGCCATTCACGTAAAGTTCAACTGAAATTGCATCTGCTGGCAGACTGGAAATGATGAAGGTTATCTGCGCAGCTGTTGGTGTGAATTCTTCCTGCGCCCAATTGATGTGACCACTGCCAATGTTGTCATCAACATATTGCTTTGTTGCAAGATGACTTGGCGCAGTTGGTGTTGCTGCTGTTGCATTTCCTATCACATCAAGCGCACCAGCCATGGTGACACGTTCAGCGCCTGAAGTTGTATCAACTGCGATGATTCCAGCAAGGCCACTGGTTGCGTCAATCTTGAACGCTAGTGCTTGATTGTTTGCAACAGTCCATGCAAGTGGCAATGCACTGTTGATGTCACCACCAAGAATGTCAATTGCCCTGTTGGTTGCTCCATTCACAGCCCACAAGAAAAGTGCTGTGTTCCTTCCACCAACATGCGCATCAGTTGATGCGCCATACAAAGCAATCGCGTTGGCAGCATCATTGGTGTTGCTGACCTTGGCCTGGCCACGCACACCAATCCCGCCCCTATCATTGACGCCAGTTCCAATGCCAAGCAGACCAATTCCAGGCAGCGCAGAAAGTGTTGCAGTGGCTTCACCAACAAGACCAATGCGTGATGGGTTGGTGTATCCACTATCAGCAAGGCTGAACACTGCACGTGCATCAGGAAAGTCTGTGAAGTTTGCATCAGCGCCAACCAATGCCCTGCCAAAAACCAGGTCAGCGCCAGCAGCGCCATCAGTGATTGTCAGTTCACCTGCGCCAGTTTCTTGAATCAGACTGCCGTTGATGAATCCAATGTAATCATCAACGTAATCAATGAAGCCATTGCAATAGTGGCTTGCTGTTTCAATTTCAGCAGGCGCACCACTTCTATCGTAAAAAACAAAATAGGCTGGCGTAACACCATCACGTGGCGCAGTTGCCATCACTGCGTTGTAATACCCATCAGTCCCGTTGATGTCACCAAAGTTGTATGCACGTGGACCAAAGAAGTGTGATGGTGGTGATGGAACTGCACTTGTGGTCAGACCATCAAAGAAGACTTCAGACTGACTGCCACCTTTCCCACCAGTATCAACAAAACGGATTGCACCAAGCTTGCGATAGGAACCAGGGAAGCCAAAATCAAAATAGCGCCAGTGCAGCTGGTCACCATCATCCATGTAAACGCCAGCGCATCTGAACTGTGCATAATCACTGTCATCAGCCAGGCGTGCAATCAGTTGACCAAGACCACTTGTGATGCCTGCAAAGCTGGCAGTCAAACCATTCAACGCAAGCAAATCATCAGTGGTCCAGTATGCATCTGCACCACCAAACGCAGTCAGGCCATCATTGAATTGGACCTGCCTATCAGTTCCACCTGGTGGCGTTGACACGCCACTGCCATCAATTTCAACAACATCACCATTCACAACAGCAGTGATGCCATTGATTCCACTGATGGTGCGCAGGTTCAACACTGCGCCAACTTTGTCCCTGAAGATTTCTGCTTCACCACCAACATTGGCAGCTGTGTTGGCTTCACCAGTGAAGCTTCCCTGGATGCAGCCAAAGGTCATCAGCTGCTGCTGCACTTCAAAGGTCATGGCCACTTGGCCATCACACGTGAAGGTCAGTTCAACTGGTTCTGCAACTAAGGTGAAATCAACACCACAGTCAGTCATGCTTCATCCACATCAAGCAGAAACTTGGCCACACGCTGTTCACCACCTGCACCATTGTCCAGGTCAACAGTGACCAGTTGATTGAAGCCAGAAACAAGGTCACCAGCTTGGAAGGTGAACTTGCCTTCACCATTGGCTTCATTCACGTTCACGTGGTCACGCTGAATCTGCGTTCCATCAGGCTGCGTCAGGGTCAGCGTGAATGTCAGGCCAGTCAGTGGCAGACCATACCTGAAGCCAACTTCAGGAAGCGTGTCACCTGCGCTGAAGCGCACAGGGTATGTGGTCAGCTTGTCACAAGACATCAGCGTTTCCCTTTCAGCACATCATCAACAGATTCTTTCAGCCTGTCTATCTTGCCACCAAGCACTGTGCGTTCAGCTTGCAGTTCAGCCCTGAATTCTGTGCGCTGTGCATCAAGCTGCTGGTCAAAGGCTTCACGTTCAGAACGCAGTTCAGCCATGAAGGCATCACGCTGGCCACGCAATTCATTGGTGAACGCTTGCCTGGTTTCAGCCAATTCTTCACTGAAGCCATTGGCTAGGCGTGGAATGGTGTGCTTGAACGTATGGCGCACAAGCCATGTCACCAAGCTGAACGCACCAACATTGACCACGCCAAACAGCAGCCATGCAATCAATGTGTTGTCCAGTGGTGGCGCTTGCATCTTCAGTTCACCCCTTGCAGTGCATAGCCAGTGGCCACAACCACGCCAATGGTCACCACAGCAGTTGCCACCATGACAAATGCTGGCTGACGCCACCACGCCTGTTCATGCTTCAGCTGGTCAACCAGCACCTGGTTGCGCTGCTTGTGCGCTTCACGTTCAAGGTCAAGCGTCTGTTGAAGGCGTGTCACGTCTGTGCGTTCAATGCGCTTGGCAAAGTCAACTTCACGCTTCACCACCACATCACAGGTGTCAGCCTTCTGGCCAAGACTGATTGCCAGTTCCTTGGTCAGCAGCTGGCCAGTGAATGGCGCAGGTTGACCCTTCTGCACTTCAGTGGCGCACATGTCACCATCACAAGTGACTTCAGCTGCGCTTACCTGCCCTGACCAAAAAAGCAGACAGGGCAACAGGGTCATCAGCCAGTGCTTCAGCTTGTTTCTTCTGGTCTTCATTGAATGCTTCTATGGTTGCCTTGTGTTCACGTTCAATGTCACGCCTTGCATCTGACGCGTTCTTGTTCAATAGCAGGCGCTTGGCCTTGGTCTTTGCATCCAACACATCAAGTTCCAGCTGCACTGCTTTCATTGGGTCAAGACCACGCTGGCCAATCATCCACGCAGCAATGGCCAATGCGATTGCGCCAAGCACTGCAAGGATGGTCACCAGCTTGTTCATTTGGGCACCTTTCCATTCTTGATGACACCAGCAGTCTTGATGACACCACCAACACCAGCAACAGTGGCAATGACCTTGAATCCAAAGCTGTCCAAGAAATCAAGAAACGCTTTTCCAGATTCAGCTTCCATCAGACCAACACCAATGCTGGCAGCAGCAATGATGACACCAGCTGCACCAATGACAATCCACTGCGTTCTGCCAAAAGGCTTCATGCGTCACCCCATTTCTGAAGGCACAACCAAACCATGCAAGACTTCATCATTTGACTTGCCAAGCAGCAGCTGTGTTGTGCCATTGGCGTAATGGCATCTTTTCACAATCGTCACTGAAGGTGGTGTGGTTCCACCAATAATGCGTGCAAGCCTTGTCCAGCTTGTTCCATCAACGGTCAAAAGAAGACCCCAACTGTCACCAACAACAAACCCACCAAGCGCAGGGTCATAGATGACCTGATAGAGTCTTGAAGGCGTGTTATCATATTCAATTGGCGTGTTTTCTGGCAGGTTGGCTGACTGGTTTGTCCAGGTCAATCCACCATCTGTGCTGGTCCATACACGCTGATACTGACCAGGCGTTCCAGTGAACCAATCGCCAGTTGTCAACCAAACGTCATTGTCAGAATCATAGGCAACTGATTCAATTTCGTCATTGACGGGGCTGGCCAAGGTCACTGCTGACCAAGTGATGCCATCAGTTGACCTGATGATGTGTTCATTGCCACTGCTGTCATTGCCAACAGCAATCCACACACCATTGCCATACATGACATCAAACAGAACATATGTTGTACCTGGTGTGGTGCGCTTGGTCCACGTGATTCCATCTGTGCTTGTGTAAATGTCTGCTGGTCCAGTTCCGCCAGTTCCGCCAACAGCAACACCAAGGCCAATGCTTTCTTCCCAATGGATGGCACGCATTGGCGCAGTTGGCGCACCACCAACATAGGTTGCAGTTGTGTAGGAAAGTGTGCCTGGATTGCCAGGGCTGAAGCCAAGCGTGATACTGAAGTATCTGATGCCATTGGTTCCTTCTTCACACGTGACAAACAATCCAGGTGTAGGAAGATAGGCAATGTCCCTGATGATGCCTGAAGAAGCTGGTGAAGTTATCTGCCAAAAACTTTCCTGTCCTTGCGTAAAGAAAAGACTTGAACCACTGGCTGTCAGATAGGTGACAATCCCGTTTGATGCAATGCCTTCAACTGCAAAGCCAGTGGTTGGCTGGAACACAGCATCAGTGAAATTCAGCTGCATCAGATAAGCGTTGGCCAAGTATTGAAGGAATCCACCAACGCGATTCTGCCACCAGTTCAAGAATTCAGCAGGTGGCCTTTCTTCAGGCGACCAACCAGCTTCTTTCTTCCCTGAAGATGGTTCAACAATGGTTCCACTGTCAGCCCATGATGGCGCATCAAAAGAAGGCTTGGCCATGTCTGTCCCCTATTCAACAACAGTGGCAAGCAAGCCACGTGTGTCAGTGTTCAAAGGCACAATTTCAATCCAGTCAACAGTGAAGTCATGCGCAGCAACCACAAAGGTCACCAGGTCTTGCGTGCCAAAGAATCCAATATCAATGGTTGAATCATTGGCAGTGAATCTGTGTTCAACAATGCCTTCCTGCGTTGCCTGCGCATCAACAAGGTCAGCTGTCACCAGTCCAGTCACACCATAGAAGCAAGTTCCAAACTTGAACCTGCTGAACCTAACGCGCATCACATATTCATTGCCTGGCGTGACTGGAATGCTGGTGATGCTGATTCCAGCAACATACTGACCACCAGTTCCACCAAGTGAAAACAGATTGCACGCACCAAGGCCAGTGCCACCATGCGCCTGGTCTTGACCAACCTGGCTGACTTCACTGAATGGCACCACTTCATTGACTGTCCAGCCATCAGGGTCATCAGCAGTCCAGCGTTCAAATTCAGGATTGACCACCAGGCCAACATCAACAATGCGCACATTGTCAATTGTGATGTTGCCAACACTGCCGTTGGTGGCAATGTCAATCTGTGGTGTTGCAGCCTGCCCTGTGAATGGCAGAACCTTTGTCCCTGTGCCAGCTGGCAGAACTGCACTGAACTGATTTGCTGCATCAGTGTCATCAACAAAAAGCTGTTCTGTTGGCCCACCAACAAAACTGACATCAATGCGCAGTTCATACTGCCTGCCTGCAATCAACGCGTTGGTGAATGTCTGCCTGATGACAGCAAAGTCACCACCACCAGGCTGAAGAAGATTGCAGCTGCCAGTTCCACTGCCACCACTGCCTTCACCTTCACCAACTTCACTGACAACACCAGCGCCACCAGTCAGCACAGTCCAATCAACAGGGTCACCAGCTGGTGCAGGCGCATCCCACAACCTGAATGAACCATTGTCCAAGGGGCTTGCCCTTCCAAGGCTGAAGTCTGAATCAACAGCAACAGCATCAACATCAACAACAGAAATGCTGTCAACAGTGATGTCACCACCAGTCAATGCGCCAATGGCAAAGTTTACACCTGTGCCAGTAGCAATCCATTCAATTGTTTTGACACCTGTTGTGCTGAATGTCTGCGTGGCAAATTCACCAGGGTTTGGCGTGACAAACAGGTCACCAGTTCCAGCATGAAAGCTGATGTTGATGGTCATCCTGTATGTTCTGCCAGGTATGGTGATGATGGATTGCTGAACAAATGCGTTGCCACTTGGCCTGTAGAAATTGCAAGCACCAGTGCCAATGCCAGCGTTGCCTTGACCACTTCCGCGTTCAGTGACTTCACCAGGCGCTGATTCAATCGTTATCCACGTGTCAGGATTGTCACCAGTCCATGCGCTGAAATTTCCATTCACAAGCTGGTCAGGTCCAACTGTCCAAGCTGGACCAAGTAGGAAAGGAAACGCAGTCAGCGAATAGACCAACGCAGTTGCAACGCCAGCTGGCTTGCTTGTGCGCAGTGAACGCAGAAGCACATCAGGTTCACCAGTGACTGCATCAAGCAGTGTCATCACAAAGCTTGCTGGTGGATATTCAGTCAATTCAATTCCAGCAGCTGGTTCCAGAACGCTGAAGATTTCAATGATGTCTTCTGGCGTGCCACTGGACAGGTTGATTAGAATCCTGGCGCTGATTGCCTGCCTGTATTCAGCATCAGTTCTGCCAAGCCTTTCTTCACCAACAATCTGACCAATGCCATCAAGCTGTGCGCCAACAGAAGCAGCAAGCGTGGTTTCATTCAGCACCTGAAACGCAGCTGCTTCAATGTCAGCAACCTGGTTGATGAATGCTCTAATCAGCGCAAGGAAGTTGGCCTTGCCTTTGAATTGTTCAACCAAGTGTGACTGCGCTTCAGCCACATGTGTTGCTTTGATGACTTGCGTAATTGCCATGTCACACCAGGGTCACATTTACATTGATGCGTGATGTGTCAAACACAGCCAGTTCCCTGGACGCAACCACAAAGGTCACCAGTCCAGTTGGTGGCGTGAAGTCAGACAATTCAAACAGGGTGATGTCAGTCACGCCTGTCACATCAAATGGTGCGCAGCCAAATTTTGCATATGAAACGTCTTCACCAATCTGAAGCAAATCACCAAGCGCAACAACAGCTGCTTTGATTTGGTCTTCACCATCAACAGGGAATTCATCAGCGTTGGCTGTGACATCATAGTCACACCACATGTTCAACAGTGTTGGCCTGCTGAAGCTGATGTCATGGTCAACACCTTGGCTGTCAGTCACCTGCACAGTGGTGGTGCCAAAGGATAGGATGCCAGCTGGCTTTGCGTTCCAGATTGCTTCAGCGATGTCAGCATCAGCACCACCACTGACAACAATTTCAAACGCCTTGCCTGGCAGGCCATCACTGTCAGTTACCAGCGTGGTGTTTTCAAAGCCAAAGACCTGCACCACGTCTTCAACTTCAATCACCCTGGCAATGATAGCTTCAAGTGTGCCTTGACCAGTTGCACGCAGCAGCTGTTCACGCCTTTGCCTGAACGCTGCATCTGTTTCCAGGTTTGTTCCTGGCGTTGCATCAAGGGCATTGTATGGACTGCCAACAACACGCGCAGTGCTGAAGCCAAGCGCAGTGTTGGCAGTGCCACCAGTCACTTCAAGCGCACTGGTGAAACCATCTTCATCTGAAGTGATGCGCACCTTGGTAGCAGTTGAAGTGCTGACACCAACAATGTCAGTGTCAATTACTGCTGCAACTTCAGCAGCAGTGGCATTGTTGATGTCAACAAAGTCTGCCGTGTTGAATGTGGCAGTTTGTTCAGGTCCATCATCAACCTTGATGGTCAAGGTCATGCCATCTGAAAGGTTGTATGTCTGCGCATTGCCAGACAGGATGGTTGCAGCAACTTCATTCCATCCAGTGACAGGCGTGACAATCTTTCTGATGGTGTCAGCTGGCCCTGCGATTGGTCCAAAGTTCTGACTGACGCAGGCAACATCAAAGTCAGCTGCAACAGCACCACTGTTGGTCACGGCAGCAAGCGTTTCCCAACGTTCACCAGTGGCATCAATTTCAAGAACACTGCCAGCAGGAATGGTCACACCAGCATCAATGTTCACGCTGACAGTGACTTCAGATTGCGTTGCAGGCAAGCGCAGTGCGCCAGTGATTGCCGCAACTGCATCAAGTGACTGACCTGAAGCTGTGTCTGGATAAAAAGACTGATAGACAGCTTCAAGCACTTCCCACAATTCACGCAGCTTGTCAGCATAGATGCCATTCAGCTGACCAAGAACAGACGTGGCAAGCGTGTTCAGGTTTGGGCTGATGGTAGCTTTTTCATCAGCTTCAATTTCAGCCAGGATGTCTGACAGCAGTTTGCGATTGAAGCCAGTTGTTTCAACGCCAGCCATTGGCCAACCCCATCATTCGATAATCAATGGTTCATTGAATCGCAGGTCACCTGCTTCAGTCTTGACCAGGAAGTCAAGGCGCAGAACACGTGCCTGACGTTCAGCATCACCAAAGGTGAACGTGAATTCTTCTATGGACAACACACCAGGTGTCTTGCCAACAACCTGGCGCAGTGTTTCCCTGATGATGTTTTCATTGGCTACCTTGACCAAAATGTCACGATAGTAGGGCACGCCTATACGTGTGTCCAAGAACCATTCACCAAGGAAGAAGCGCAGTCTGATTCTCAGATGCTGCGCAATAGCATCAATGCCATCAACCAGCTGCAAGTCTTCTGTGCTGAAGTCAATGTCATCAAGCGTGGTCAGCTTCAGGTCAGCCATCAGTCAACCCCACCTGCAACAGTGTCACTGCCAGCTGTGACACCAGTGACATCAGCATTGGTCTTGATTTCAGTCAGCGCATCTTCAATGGCTTCACCAACACCATTGGCAATGATGCCTGCGAATTCATCATATGTGGCTTCAGGTTCACCATAGGCAGTGGCCATGGCTGTCTTGATGTTGGCCTTTGCGCTTGCGATTGCAGCAGCCTTGGTGGTGGCAATGTTGATGGCCATCAGGTCACCTTCACATTCTTTGCAGCAACATCCTTCCCAACATCAGGGTTGGCAGTCAGCACAGGTGTCACTGCTGGTGGTATCTGTGGCGGTATTGTTGCTGATGGTGGACCAGGAATCAGTGGACCAGCCAAGGTGTGTTGATGGGTCTGTGCATACACAGTCAGTGTCTGCACCAACCAATCTTCAATGGCCTTGAAGCGTGCATTGACTATGGTGGCAAGCGTGGTGAAGTCAGTGGCTTCATCAATATTGCCAATCACAGCTGCTTCCTTGTCAAAGCCAGCAAGCTTTGAAGCAGTTGGAAAGAAGCCAGGAAAGGCAACAGCATCAGCAAGGTGATGCATTCTGAAGTCAGCAGGGTCAGTGTCATCACCAGCCAGTTCCATGAAGTCATCAATGCTTCTTTCATTGAAGACCAACAGAACGTGGTCACCCTTTTCAATGGGAAACGTGAAGAAGAATTTGCCTGAACGCGGAAACACAACAGGCACATCAGTTATCACTGGCAATTCTTCAACCAGTTCAGTTCCATCATCAAGCTGAACATTGCGCTTCAGCAATGGCTTGGCATCAACCTTCTGCGTGTCTGCATCAAACTTTTCAACCTTGGCAGGTAACGCTGTGTGAAGTTCCTGCAATCGTGCATCAAGTGATGCACGCAAGACTTCAGCAAGGTCTGGTGTGCGTGTGTTGGTCATAGCGGTTTCAATTCCAGGTCAGTGAACCAGCTGCTTCCCCATGTGTCACCAGTGTGCTTTGCCTTTTCCACCTTGAAGAAGGCACCCTGAATTAGCCTGGAATCAATCTGCACCTTCCTGCCAGGAAACAGGTCACCTTGCAGAAGTGACCTGGCCTTGACCACGCCTTTGTCACCAGCTGTTGGTGAACCAATCAGGCCACTGTCAGGTGAAAGCACAATTGCATCATCTTGCGTGGTTTCATCAGTTGCCAGTGCCTGGAACTGTCCATCTTGCACAGACCATTCATAGCCCATTGACCTGACTATGTTGTCAACCTGGTCAGATGCCCTGCCTGACAGCACAGTGCCATTCTGAAACTGCTTCAATGCACGCTTGCTTCCTGCGCTGATGACTTGGTTTAGGTTGCCATCACCAACACCAAGCGCCTTCACAGAAGCCTTCAAAGCGTCAGTCACCAACGTGCCTGCGCTGAATGACTTGTTGATGCGTGCTGACCTGTATTGCTTGGCACCATCACCAGCTTCAATGACAGTGACCCAATCAGCGCCTTGCCTTTCACTGTTGGCATAGCGCATGTCACCAAAGAAGATTTGCGTTAGCAGGCCACGATAACCAGCACTGATGGTGACAATCAGCCTGTCTTGTTCTTGCAAGTCACCCCTGCTGGTTTCAGACAGGTTCCAAATCTTCAGCGTGGCCTTGTTGGGATTCTTATCCTGTGACTTGTTGATGACAAAGGACATGCGCAGCACTGGCTGGTCAACGCCAACAGTGTCCCTGCTGGCAATCAGCAAGCCACCAATGTTGACTTCAATGTCCCTATAAAGCAGGTCAGTCATGCAAACAGTTCCTGCACTTCTTCTTCAGTCACATAAACAAGCACCACATCAGTGCCAAGGTTGGTCAGGTCAGGCAGCTGGAATGTTCCACGTGTATCTTCAGCAACCAGTTCACCTGGTGGCCTGGTTCTGTCACGCACCAGGCGCAAGATGGGGAAGCCAACAACCAGCTTCATTCCATGTCTGATTGGCGTTTCATCCTGTTCAAGAATGTCCAGCGTCCAGGTTCCATTGCGCAGATTCTTCTTCAACAGGAATGTATAGACCAAGCCATCAAGCGTGGTCTGAAAACGCACAGCATCAAAATCACTTCTGACAGGAACAAGAACAGCCATCAGCCACCACCTATTGCGCCAAGACCAGCCTTCAATAGTGATTGCTTTGCGCCACCACCAGCTGCACCAGCATCAGCAGCGCCTTGCTTTCCAGCGTTGGCAGCACCACCAGCATTGCCAGCGCCAGCAGCTGGTTCAGGCGCAGCAACAGATTCAGTGGTTGCAATGATGACTTCCTGAAAGTTCAGCGTGACATTGATGATGTTGCCAGTGTTCACATCACGATTGGTCTGCATACTGGTCAAGACCATGTTTTCATACTGGCGCAGGCTGGTGATAACGCTGATGCGTTCACGCGCAATCAGGATGTCACGCAGCTTGCCATAGGCTTCTTCAGCACGCGTTGGTGATTCACGCAGGCTGGCCAGAAAAATCAGTGGATGGTTTGTCACCACGCCTGTGATGGAAAGTGTTTCAGGCTTCACACGCACATGGTCTGTGATGTCAGCGCCATCTTCCACAGGATGTGAAGTGACTTCAGCTGTGCTGTTGTGCGTTTCATTGATTGATGCGTCCAATTCAACTGCGCCAGCAGGCAGGAATTCATCAGACACATTCTGACCAATGCGCACCTTGCGCTTGGTTCCAAACACAACATCAAATAGACCCATGACTAACCACCAGCCCCTACGGTCAGCGCATCAATGGTTGCCCTGTTTTGCGCTTCAAGCCTGGCATCAACTTCTTCAGCAACCAGCTGCGCCACCTGCTGTTCATTGGCACCAGGTGGAACGTTCACGTTCACATTCACGCTGCTGGTCTGCTGATTGTTCAGGCCACCACCACCACGTGGCGTGACTGCTGGTGAAGCGCCACCACCAGCCAAGGCACGCAGGGCATCACCAAATCCACCACCACCAGCAAGCGCACCAGCAGCGCCTGATGCGCGTGCAATCACTTTTCCAATGATGGTGTTTTCCTGTACCCATTTTCCAAGACGCAAAAACAGGTCTGTCATTGTATCCCAAATCAAGCTTGCCCAATGCTTCACTGCCACAACAACACCATTGGCAATGTCTTTGAAGAATTGACCAAAGCCAGATTCAGCCAGATTGGTAAGCAGGTTGCTGACTGCCTGCACAAAACCAACATCAAAAATATCAATGACAAACTGAATCAGGCTGAAGAATCCATCTTGAATCATCAGCAAGAATGACTTGATGCCTTCCCATGCAAAAGCCATGGCATCAAGCAGACCTGGACCAACAGCAGCCTTCAATTCATCAACGCTGCCAATCAGGTCACCAATGACTGATTCACCACCACTGCGCCACGTTTCAAAGTCATCAATCAGAAGCGCAATCAGGCCAATCAGAAGAAGGATGCTTCCACCAGGAAGCAGCAGCACAGCTGCCATCAGCGCAGCTATGCCTGCAATCTTCAGCATCATCATTTGTGATTCATCAAGACCATCAGCCCAATCTTTGACTGCAACCACAAGGCGTGAAGTGAAGTTGAACAAGTGTTCTGCAAGTGAACCAAGGCGCTGCATGAATTTGTCAATGCGTGACTTGATGACTTCTTCATTGGCCTTGACCCATGCAAGCACCTGGCGCACCAGGAATCTTGTGCGCAGCACTGCGCGTTCCATGCCTGGCAGAAACGCCTGGCCAATGCGTGTGGTGATGTCTTTGACTGCTGCTGCAACAGCCTTTGTTGCGTTGGCATATCCATCAGCAGTCTTGGCAGCGTCACCCTGTGCGTTGGCAGTTTGCTGCATGATTAGCTGATAGCGCAGCTGCACTTTTTCAGCTTCAGACATTTGACTGACTGACTTGCCAATGCCACGTGACAGCCTGAACGCTTCCAGCTGCGCCACCTGAAGATTCACACCAAAGCGCAGCAATGGTTCAGTCTGACCAGTCAAACCTGAACGCAATGCAAGCAGCGCATCACTGTCAGCCACGTTGAAGAAGCTGCCAAGGTCAACAGCCAGGCCAGCCAAGCTGGTTGACATGTCAGCTGTGGCTTTCCTGTTCTTGACCATGGGCTGAATCAACGCACCAAGCGTTGATGCATATTCGCGCAGTTCAAATTCAGACCTGCCCATTGCATCAGCTTGCGTTGAAGCCCAATCAAGCACTTGCTGTTCATGGTCACCAAATGCAGCAGTTATGACGTTCATGGCTTCAGCTGCATCACTGGCTTGGCCAACCATTGACCTGAAGCCCTGCGCAACTGCGCCTGCTGCAAATAGCGTGACTAGGGTGCGTGCAGCTGACTTGATTCCATCAACTGCCTGTTGACCACGCGCAAAAGATGCCTTGTCTGTTTGCAGGCCAAAGGTGGCAACCAATTCCTTCACTGTCTGTGCCATGCTGGCTACCTTCCTTTGCCGCGCATCTTCTGAAGCGCCAAGCGTTCAGTTTCTTCCTGAAGGTCAAGGGCTTCATGTGCATCAAGCATGTCAACCACTGACCAATGCGTTTCCATTTCCTGCAAGGTCACCACCTGCGCCAAGACCAAGCGCCAGATGAACCAATCCAGGTGGTCAGGTGGTTTGATGCTTATTTGGTCTTGTCCCCCTGTTCCTGGCCTGGCCCTGCGCTGGCCAAGCCTTGCGAAAAAGGGCCAAAGTTGGTCTTGATGGCAAAGGCCAACCACTTCACAACACCAACAGGATTGCCCTGGAAGTGAAGGTCAAAGATTGTTTTCAGTGGCTTCCCATCAACCAGCGTGACTTCAGCCAGCTGCTGCACAATCAGTTCAACTTCAACTTCTTCAATGCGTTCAGCCAGCATGGTGATGGCATCTGAAAGGAAGCTGCTATCAAGCTGCGTGTTCATCAGCTTTTGCAGGTCACCTTCAGCGCCATCAATGGCCTTGCCTAGTGATGGACCAAGCATCTTTGCAAGGCGCAGACCCATCTTCCACGCTTTGGTTCCAGGTAGCATCTGCACTGTATAGGTGCAGCCATCAATGACTTTGGTTTCAGGTTCACGCATCACTTTCCCCCTTGAATGTCAGCACCACGTCTTAGGTTGGTGCGTTGAAGTTTCCACCAACAACAGCAGCAAGGTTGTCAGTTTCAATGGTCCATTCACGTGGACCTGCTTCCCTGCCAAACTCTGAAGTTGGGCGCTTCCTAATCCACGCTGTTTCAGCGGAATAAAGGCTGTCACCATTCAGGTCTTTGATAAGCAGTGGCACAATGCCATCACCACTTGGTGAAAGCAGGTCAAGGCCATGCAGCGCAGACAGCAAGGTGTTGGCCTGGCTGGACTGCATCAACGTGAATGTGATGGTTGCACTTTCATTGTTGGTCTTGCTGCGCGTGCCTTCACCATCAGTTCCCATCTGAAGACTGAATGCATCTTCATTGAAGTCAACTGACAGGAACGTGCCATCAGCAAATCCAGTCACAAGGACAGGTCCAAACACAATCACAACGCTTTTTGGGTCATACACTTTTGCTGGCATTGGTCAGCCCCTTTGCTTCAAGTGGTCAAGGTCAATCAGACAGACACAGTGCCTGCAATCTGAATCTTGTGGACAGCACCAGCCAAGGTGGCAGTGAAGGTGATGTCAGGCAGCAAGCGCAGTGCCTTGTCATTGGTGGACACATCAGCAACCAGTGGCGCAGTGACAACAGGCGCAGGGTCAGCAGCAAGGCCACCAACTGCAACGCCTTCCTTCAGCTGCGCTTCAATGGCGTTCTGCACCAGGGCAACGCCAGAATCGGTGAACGGGATTTTTTCAACGTTCACCAGGATTGAATACAAGCGTTCCTGAATCCTGGCGTGTAGCCAGTCAACAAAACGCGTGACATCAATGAAGCGTCCAGAAGATGCCCAACCTTCACGCGTGATGCTGACACCACCAATGCGTGTGTAATGGTTGACATGGTTGCCAGGCACTTCAGTCAAGCCAAGGTTGTTCAGTTCAGTGGCAGTCAGTTCAGTGAAGTCAACGCCTGCCAGGGTCTTGAACTTCCAAGTGCTGGAACCAGGGTCAGCAGGGAAGCGTTCCCCCATCCAGGCTGCTTCAGGATGCTGTGACCACGCCTTGGGGTGATACACCAAATAAGTGCGATTGTAGCCAGCAGTGTCCAGCACTTCACCAAGGTTGCCAGCAGTATCAGCAGGGATGTCACTGTCAGCACTGGACGCACCAAACAGCTTCCTGTCAGCTTCAACAGCTGCTGCAAGCGCAGTGACTTCAGCAGTGGCCTTGCTGGTCATCAGCACGCCATAGAAATCATTGAATGCTGCTTTGATGGTTGCATAGTCAGTTGCCACAGTTGCATCAGCAGTCAGGTCATCAATGACAAACAACTTGTGGTCATTGACAAAGAAGCTGAACAGTTCACCAGCAACATCAGCATCAAGGTCAAAGTCACCAGTGTTGTCAGTTGCAGTGACAGGTTCAGTGCCACCATTGATGGCTGCAACAAGCGCAGTTGCAATGCTGGTTGGTGTTGCGCTGACACCACTGTCAATGCTGAATTCAGTGCCATTGATGGTCACTGCATATTCAGTGTTGTCTTGCGCAACAGCAGTGAAGTTGATTGACATGCTGGTCTGACCATCACGCCTGCCAACTGCCACCTGTGAAATCTTTGGATTCTGCGAAAGAATGGCACCAACAGCAGCCACAGCAGGGTCATCAGCTGCAAAGCCATCAAGCACCATGCTGGCTGTGTCATTGTATAGACGATAACGGTCAGCCCAATTGGTGTGATAGTGCATGACCAGTGGCAGGCCAAAGCCAGCCTTGGTCACGGCAGTGTCTTGAATGGTGATGGAAAGGTCAATGATGGTATCCAAGGACATGGCTTTTCCCCTATGGATTGTTAGTGCTGAAGTCTTCAACAATGTCAGTGCCAGCATCATCCAACGTGCCTGTTGCTTCAACATTGTTGATGAAGCCTGTGCGTTCAGTGATGCTGGACATGAATGCAAAAGTGACATCAAAGACACTGCGTGTTGTCCATTCCTGTCCAACTTCAGTGTCAATGCTTGTGATGTTGTCAACTTCAACCATGGCCAAACCAACAGCTGTGAAAGCCTGATGGACTGATTCAAGTGACAAGGCTGCATGTGCAGCACTGGCCAAGCGCCTGGCGTGAATGTCTGGATTGTGCGTGTCTGGTGGACCTTGAATGACCTGGCAGCTGACAACAAAATGCCTTGGTCCACGATTGTCTAGCTGCACTTCTTCACCAGCTGGTTGGTTCATGTCAGTGGTGACAATCACACTGTCTTCACCACCAATCTTGGTTGGTCCAGCAATAATGTTCAGCGTTCCAAATGGCCATGGTGGTTGCGGCACATCCTGATTGGCCCAAATGACATCAATGCCAGTTGCGCTGGCAAACCAGTTGAAGATTGCGTCTTCAACTGTGCGCCAATCAAGACCTGCTTGGCCTGGTGTAGTGTTCAGGGTCATTGACCAACCTTCACGCAAACAGCCCTGAAGAAGTTGCCTTCACGCTGCCAGGTCTTGACCTGTTGCACTTCCCAAACAACACCACGCACAGTCACCTTGTCTGCTTCATGCTTGTCATCTTCAGCTGTGCGCAGTTCTGTGGTGGTCCAGATGGTGATGACATCATCAGTGCGCACACCTTCAGGCAGCATGGCAATGGTGTCTGCATCACTGTTCTGAACTGCACCCTGACCTTTGAATGTGCGTGGTTCTGCCCTGACATGTCTGCCGTTGATGACTTGGCCTGCATCCCTGCGTTCAACGCAGAAGGATTCATTGCCACCAAGGCGTGCAATGGTGCGTGACAGGTCCATCACTTCTTCCCAACACGCCAGGTGATTGACCTGAACAGCTGGCCTTCATCAAACAGTGGAATTTGCTTCCCGCGTTTCTTTGGCTGCGTCTTCTTCCTGCGCCTGTTGCGCTTCAATGATGGACTGATGCCCTTCAGAATGTTGTTTTTGAAGTCAGCTTCAACCTTGATGCCAAGCAGCTTCAACCCTTCACGTGGCGTGGTGATGCCAGCAATTGAAGCCTTCACAATGGTCTTGATGATTTGGAAGTAGCGTTGCGCATTGGCTTTGGCTGGTGCCCTGATGAAACTGCGTTCAGGGATTCCAGCACCAGGCGCACCAAATTCATGGATGACACCAACTTCAAGATTGGTCAGCGGATTGGTGAACGTTCCTGTGTGCTGTTCCTTGGCTTCACTTCCCTGAATTCCAACCTTCAGCACCAAGTCAGCATCACGCAGGAAGGTGTCTTTGATTTTGTCAAAGCCCTTGTCAATTTCCACCACTTGACCAACAACAGGCATCAGCTACACCTGCAAGGCATCAAGGTGGACAGCAATTCAAGATAGCATCTGCCATATGATGTTGAAGCCAATGCGCTTTGCTTGAATGCTTCAGGCATTGCATAGCTTACACTGACATCACCAACTGATTCACTGGTCACTGCACCAGCTGGACCTTCACCCTGCTTGCATGACAACGCCAGCAGGTGACCAACAAGGCAGACCAAGGCATCATCAGCCTTGGTTCCCCATTGCGTTCTGTTCAGGCGACGATTGGCCTTGTCAATGGCCAGCTGTATCTGTGCAGTGGCTAGCGCAGCAAATTCTGGCAGCTGCGTTCTAATGTCTGTGACTGTGATTGCCACGCCACTGCTTCCTTCCTTCAGTCAGCGCCAAGCGTTTCAAGTTGCCCTTCAATGGCATCAATGACTGTGGTGCGTGTTTCACCTTCACCACAGACCTTCAGCCAGCCAACATCACTGCTGGCCTTGACCATGTTGATGGCATCCTTGGCTGACATGTCCCTGGTCAAGATGGCTTCTTCAACCTGCACTGCTTCTTCTTCAGAAGGCGCTTCTTCAGGTGGCGCTGAAGGCTTGGCTGGCAATGGCGTTGCAGTCTTGCCTTCAACAACCACCTGAAGAAGCTTGTGCGCAATCAGGTTCAGCGTGTGTGGATTGGTCTTGGCTTCCTGCCACGCATCATCAGCCACTTCATTTTCACCAGGCTTCAGTTCCACTTTTCCACGCAGCAGCCTAATCAGACCTGGCCTGTGATTGATGACCTTGACCATCACGCTTCCCCTTCCCTTGGTTGTCAGTTGTCAGATTGCGTCACTGAAGTCTGCACTAAGGGGATAGTACAGTGCAGTGCCAGCAGTCTTGGCCATGGTGTTGATGACAAATTCCAAGCCCTGTTCCTGAACCGGGCGCTGGTCAAACTCCATGGGGATTTCCTGTTGCAGCTTGTCAGCAGCACGCTTGTAGACAATCATTCTGTCAGTGCTGCCAGCGCCAGCGCCTGCAAGGCGGTACCATGATTCAATCGCGGTAATCATGGGAAACGCCTTCAGCAAGAAATCAAGGATGGTGGCATCACTGTCAGTCAGACGCGTGGTGCCAATCAACGCGTGTTGCGCAGGTGGCAGCACAATCGTGTCAGGCATTTCAGTGTCAAGGCTGACAGTTCTGATGCGCTGAATCGGCGCACTGACATCAGCGATGATTTCATCAGGGGTCTTGGTGGACCATTCAGTGTCAGTGGAAGCGCCAGCTGGCACATCCTGTGTTGGAACTGCACTGTTGTTGATGAAACCTTCAGCAATGCCATAGTCAGGTGCACCAATGGCAGCAACTTCATCAAGCACTTCTTCAACTGCGCGTCTGGCTGCTTGTGCACGCTGTGGATTCAGGCTGATGCCAGCCTGCGCAGCTGCCTGCACATCCATGACAGTCCACGCATAGGCAGCAGCAGCAGTGCGCACTGGACGCGGGAATTCAGTGCCATCAACATCCACACGCGGAATGTCCTTGGCATTGTTTCCAACAATCTTTGCGCGTCCAGTTCTGTTGAACTGGCGGTAAGTGATGGTGGTGGCACCAGCACCAGCTTCACCACTGACCGGAATGAACATGCGTGCTTTCAATTCAGGGTAGCGCACATCATAGGTCTGCGCCTTGATGTGTTCCAGTTGTCGCGCAAAGAAAACAGATTCAGCAGCGTCCAGTTGGTCAGACTTCTGAAGCTGCACAAGGTCAGGATTCTTCTTCATGGCTTGTGTTCCTTCTTCCTTTTGCCTTGATGGCTTCAGTTAGGGAATGTTGATTTCAAGCAGCGCAATGCCAGCGCCAGCAGTGGTGGACAGCCAACTTGCACCAACAACCTGGTCAGCGTTGGCAGTGTCAGCATCAGTTCTGAATGCGCCCAATTCTTCAGTGCCAGGCGCAGTGTGTCTGAAGTAGACATCATCACCAGGGGTGACTGCTTCTTCAACCACGACCCAAACACGACCCCTGCGCACCAGGCTGGCAGGTTCACCATCTTCAAGCATCAGGTTGCCAGCAAGTTCCAGGTTGTCACGTGCCTGCTGATGCGCAACAACGCCAGCCAGCACTTCACCAGTTGCAGCAGGAAGCTTTGCCTGCGTCACAGGGTCAGTGCCAACGGTCAGCATGACACCAGCTGGCACGCCAGCAGCTTCTTCAACTGCGCGGCTGACCAGATACATGTCATGGCCACTGTCACCAAGCAGACCCCGGAAAGCCTGCGCAGCCTGAATGGAGTAGGAAGTTTGCGACATGATGGAATGTCCTTTCTAAAGTTCAGCCCTGTGTGCGTCAGGCGTTCAGGGGCTTGCGTCCAGCTTCAAAGTTGTCCTTGGTCATGCGTTCACGCGCAGACAACACAGGGCTTTCATCCTGCTTCTTCTGCGTGTCATTGCCAGCATGATTGACACTGTGCAGCTGGTCATTCTTCTGCGTGGTGGTGTCAGGCTTGAAGCTTTCAACAGCCTGGTCAAAGCGTGCATCAATGTATGCATCATCCTTGTCATCAAGCTTGGCTTCAGGGCTGACCTTCAGAATGACAGCACGCTTGATGTCAACGTCAGACGCTTCATCAAGCTTGATGTCATGGCCTTCACCAAGGATTGCATCAGCCTTCTTTTCAAGGTCAACACGTTCCTTGATGGCTTCCTTGATGGAAGCAGGGTCACCAGCCTTGTCCAGCTTGGCTTGCAGTTCCTTGTTGTCTGCTTCCAGCTGGTCAGCCTTGGCTTGCGCCTTGGTGGCTTCATCCTTGGCCTTGACCACAGCTTCAGCGTTGGCATCATGCTTGGCCATCACTTTGCTGATGGCCTGCGCAGCCTGTTCACTGACTTCATAGTCAACACCATCAATCCGCACAGTCTTCATTGGTTTCTTCCTTGTTGGTGTGTTGGTGCGTTCAACCTGCACACCATCAGAAGCATCAAGGTGCAGGCTTGCTTCAGGTCCAGCCCTTCCACGTTCAACCAGGGCAACATGATTTCCCCTGATGTTGCGTTGGATGGCATCAAACTTCAGTCCATCATCAACACCAGGGATGCCCATGGTCACGCCACTGGTGTCTTCAAGGTCACATGTGTAGCCACATGAAAGTTGGCGCTTCCCACCTTCAGCAGCGTTGATGGCTTCTTCATCTGTAATCAGAACAGAAGCCTTGACCAACGCATCCATGTGCTTGTTCACATCAATGACAGAACCAACTTGGAACTTGCGTGTGTTCTTGCTGTTCAGTTGTTCTGATGGATGGTCATTGGTCAGTGGTGCTTGCTTGAATGAACGCATTGCATCTGCATTGAAGACTTCTTCAGGCACGCGCAATTCATTCCTGATGCTTCCATCATGCAGCAGGTAACTGAAGACACCTGTGCGTGTGATGATGGCATCAGCACGCAGATAACCATTGTCCAACTTTGTTGGTGGTTCCAGCTGCGCCAGGTCATACCTAATGGCCATGGCCAGCCTTTCAACACGTGCCAAGGTTTGGTGTCAACTGCATTGCATTGCGTTGCATGGCCATACATTGCACTAGGCAGTGCAACTGCACAACAGGAAACAGTTTTGCAAAGTTGGTCAAGACCAGCTTTTGGCCAGGATGATGGCGCTGCAAGGGGGAAAGCAGCAGCCATCAACCTGACCAGGCAGTTGTCACGTTTTGGCTGCTGATGTCATCAAGTGGCAAACTTCACATTTAGTTCTAGTTCATTCAGCTTGGTGTTGAAGTCATCCACATCACCACCAGCCATCACAATGCGATTGGCCAGGGCTTCAAACTTCATATCAATGACTTCATTGCCATCAAGTTCACCAGCCTTGTCCAGTTCCACAATGCGTTCAATGTGACCATCAACATCAGATGGTTCAATATCAGCAAAGTCTTCAAAAGGGTCCATGCTTCACCTGCGCCTTCTGCGCTTCTTTGTTGAACCACCAAGCTTGTCTTCAATCTTCTTTGCAAGCACATCCACATCAACCAAGTCATCAACGCCTGGCACCTTGCCTTCAAGTTGCCTTGCAAAGTGTTCAAAATATTCCGTTGGATTCTTGAAGACCTTTGTTCCCTTGCGCATGTCAATTGATGCCTGCGCAACAGCTTCAACCAATTTTTCACGTGGCATGTCACCAGCCATGGCCACATGACTGCCAACCACATCAAGCAGGTCATCAACAAAAGTTGGGTATGAACCAACAGTGGCAGTTGTTCCATCAATAGGATTGGTGACCTTTCCTGACAGAACGTTGAAGTTTCTTCCTGTCTGGCGCTTCAATTCACGCTGCAACATCAGGCGTGCTGCAAGTTCAGTGGTTGCTTCTTCAACCCTGCCAACCTTGTCATAGATTGACCAATGCATTGGCGTTGAAGCGTGGCCAGTTTCATGCAGCAGTGTGCGCAGGCCATTCAAGTCTGACATGGTTGGAACGCCAGTCTTCTGACCTGCAAGAATCGGGATGGTGTTATCAAGCAGGTTTGCAAGCTGGTCAAACCTGTCACGTGTCATGGCCAGTTCACCATTGAAGCCACTATGCCAGCCAACTGCACGCTTGCCTTGTGTCACCTTCAGTCTGCCTGCCATGATTTTGTTTTCAAGAATGTCCTTGTTGACCATCCCTTCAGCTTGCGTGATTGCATTCACCTGGCGCAGCACTTCAGCTTGTTCACCAGGCTTCAGATTTACTGTTGCCTTGGTCACACCATGTGCACGCTTGGTTCTTACTGGTGACTTGATGGAAGCAAGCAGGCGCTTTGGATTGAATGGCTTGTCTGCTGCCATCTTGTGATTCATGTATTCAATGCCTTCAGCTTTGGACAAGGCAGCAGGTGTCAGGTCATCTGGTGGTGGTGGTGCAGCTGGTGGCTTGGCCTTTTCAGCCAACTGCCACTTGCCATTCTTCCAAATCACGCCAGCACGCTTCAACGCTGCACGCCTTGAACCAGCTGCCTGTGCAGTTGGCTTGGTGTTTTCAATGAACGCGTTGGCAAGTGCAGATGCCAATGGGTCATCAGCCTTGAATGCATTAGCCACCTGGCTTGCCTTCAAGTTGTCCACCATGTGTTCAGCTGCCTGCTTCTGCAACTGTTCCCTGACTGCTTCCCTGGTGACATCATCATTGAATGTCAGTGAAGCAATGCGCTGGCGCTTCTTCAACAGGTCTGCTTCATCAACACCAGCAGGGTCAAAGACCAGGCTGACCCTGCCTTGGTTCTTGCCTGTGAATGTCTGCCTGATTGAATACATGCCTGATGTCTGATTGCTTGAAATGAAGAATGCTTGTCCAGGCGCACCACCACCAGGCGCTTGCCACTTCATATTCACCAAACCAGCTGCCTGTTGAAGCCTTGTCAGTATAGGCGCAGGTGGTGGTGGTGCTGGCTTGGTTGCTGCTGCTGCCAATCCTTCACCAAATGGGTCAAGACCCTGTGCAGCAAGGCGTTCATTGGCCTGGCGTTCAATGTCATCAATCAGGTCATCAATCAGTGGTTCAGCCCAACACCTGCACTGGATTGGTTCACCAGGATGACCAACAGCTGGTGGCTTGTTCCAGCTGAAAACTTTGTTGTTCAGCCTTTTGTGTGATGTGCGCACCCTTTCATCACCAGCAGTGCGCCACCTGTATTCATTCAATCCAGCCTGCGTCTGTCTGTGGCGTGTTAGGTCACCCCACAACTTGTTCATTTGGTCACGCGCAATCACGCGTGCCTTGGAACGTGAAACACCTGTGCGCTGGACCAATTCATCAGCCACTTCATCTGCACGCTTGCCAGACCTGAAGCCACGCAGCACAGTCTGTTCAACATCATCAAAATAATCACGTGGAATGGTCTTGATGTATTTCACATTGGTGGCAATGAACGGATTGATGACAGCTGCCAGGTTGGAATCATCAAGGAATATGTCAACACCAAGCAACTGCTTCAGCTGGCGCACAATCACTTTCTTCTGCGCAGGGTCAACTTCATTGGCCATCTGTTCTGCTGTCTGCACAGGTCTTTGGCCAGTGATTTGTTCAAAACTACCACGCGCAACAATCATAATTTGCGCAAGCAATTCATCCCATGATTCATCAAGCCTGGCTGCATCAACAACAAGACCAGCAGCTGCCTGCAATTCAGGAAGGCGTGGCACCAGCAGCTGGTCAAGCAACTGCTTTGCTGTGTTCACATACCAAAGCAGTTCAGTTGTGTACCTGCGTTCAAAGGTGCGTGGCATTTCACCACTTGCCACACGCCTTGGTGGCTTTGGAAGTCTGCGCTTATCAGCAGTCTGTGTGACAAGCGCCTGCTGCGCTGGTGATGTCATTTCTTGCGCTTGGCCTTGGCCACTTCAATGGCAGCAAGATGCTTGATGGCTTCTTCACGCGTGTCATGTTCACCAAGCACCTTCCCTTCCTTGGATTTCACAATCCACTTGCTGCCAACCTTGGTGATGACATCAGCGTGAAAGTCTAGACGCACCTTTGTCATGTTGAAGATTCTGTCACTGACCCATGATGCATCAAGTGACAGCACATCATCCCTGTCTTCATCTTCTTCATCACCATCATCAGGTTCAGCAGCTGGTTCACCACCACCAGGCATGAACGGGTTTGGTGGTGGTTCAGGTTCAGGCTTGCTGCCTTCTTCTGGCAGAATCCTGTCAGCAGTTGCTTCATCAATGGGGAACGCTGACAGGATGATGGCCATGGCCGATTCACGTGACAGGTTCCCTGACTGAACTTCCTGCGCAAGTGTGACCAGTGCCTGAACCTGTGCGCCATTCAAGGCTTCAGGTGCTGTGATGCTTTCTTCTGTTCCACTTGCAGCAGGGTCAGGCATCTGGTCATCAGGTTCAACCATGGCTTCTGCCTTGGCTGCTTCAATGGCTGCTTCAATATCAGCGCCAGTCAGCTGGTCACCTTCCCTGGCTTCCATGTCCAGCTGCGTTTCAGAACTGTATTCAGAACCACCAAAGCGTGATTGCGCAACTTCATCAGGGGACAGAACGCCATTGGTGATGTAGATGGCATCAGTTTCAGCTGTGGTCTTCTTTGCAGCTGCTTCTTCTTTTGCATCAAGCTGCCACAGTGGATTGAACTTGATTGACCACGCATCTGGTTCAGCGCCACGTGTTGGACCATCAGCAGTCTTGAAGACAAGCTTGACCAGCAATTCAAGCGCATCCTTCAATTCAGTTTCTTGCCTGTTGCTGATTTGGTCATAATAGTGCGTGATGTCTGATTCACCTGTTGCGTTCAGTCCAGCAGGTGACATTCCCATTAGCAGCGTGATTGGCATTTCAGCAGCAGCTGACAGACGCTGTGCAAATCTGTCCAGCAAGTCAGGCAGACCAGTGACAGGCGTGGTGGTGCGCATGAAGTCTTCATCTTCACTGTCAATCGGCACAATGCGATTGATGCCCCTGCACATGTCCATGACAGCAATGCGAGCAAGCACCAGGTCATCAGCATCAGAAGCAATGGCATCCTTCAGGCCACGCATCTTGAAGATTGCCTGCGCAAAGTCAGACATCAGGTTGGCCACGCCTCCCCAAGTCAAACCAAAATCACGCAGCACAGATTCAAGGCGCACATAGATGCTGTCAGGCCAACCACCATTGTCACGCTTGCGCTGCCTGCTGGTCAGCACGCCTTCAAATTTGATGAAGCGTGATTCATGGATGATTGGTGTTGATGCGCCATCATAAAGGTCACTGTTCAACTGGTAGGTTTCTGGATGACCAGCCATGGGGTGACCAAACGGATATTTTGAATTAATGCTGACATCAAATCTGTCAAAGACCTGCATGAAGTCAAAGCTGCGCACACCATCAACGTTCAATGGCTGCGTCAGGTCATCACCATGGCCATCATCAACACCAAGAAACAGAAGACTTGCACCATGGACCTTGGCCCATACCAAAGCTTCATACAGCTTGCGCTTGGCCTTCAGGTCATCAAGCTTCTGCTGCACGCCTTTGGCAGCATCCATCTTGTCTTCAATGGCTTCAGTCTTGGTGTCACTGTCTTCTTCAGTGCTGTCTTCAGTTGTGACAGTGAACCATTCACGCACCATGTCACGCGCAGGAAGTTCAACCACGCGTGCAGCGATGTCATCACTGGTGAACAAATATTCATATTGTTCACGTGAAGCCACGATTGGTGGATAGACAATCTGACCACCAAGGCGCTTGTCACGCGCAGCTGTTCCAAGACCAGTGACTATGTTTTGCCACGCATCTTGATGGTCACGCATTGTGGCAATCGCCCTGCGCAGTGTTTCGCTGCTTCCATTGCCCTTGGTTGATTCAGTCATGTCACCACCTTGCCAGTTTCTTCAGTGCTTCAAGGTTTGAATCGGTCAACTTCAAATGACCAAGACTGGTTGCGTCTGTGTCATCCTTGTATCTGCCATCAGGGAACGCTTCCATGTTGGTCAGATAGGCATCATTCCATGGTCCACGCACCAGCTTGATGTTGCCAGCTTCAGCATCACTGCTGACTGGCTTTGCATAACTGGTCTTGTCCAGTGCTGCGCGTTCAAAGTGGTGCTTGAATCCTGACAGCTTGCGTGACAGGTGCTTCACCCTTGCCACGCCAGCACTGCCAGGGTCTTGCCACACACAGACAGTGGTTTCCCTTCCATCCTGTGCGGCGCAACCAGTGATGGCCTGTTCAACAGCAAGGTCTGTGTCACGCATCCTGACAACATGCTCAATGAAGATGATGCCTGCTGCTGTGCGTGACATCCTTGCGCCTATCGTCCAATCAGGGTCTGGATTGTCTTTGTTGGGTTTGGTTCCAGCTTCATCCCATGCCCTTACCCTGTCCATTACAACAGCAGGTGCCTGGTCCACAACTTCAAACCAGTGACGCATGAACATGGTTCCAGCTGCTGGCCTAATCTTCCAGTTGCCACCTAGCAGCTGTTCCCTGTCAACCAACGGCATTGCCATCAGCTTTGACAGATAGGCAGGGTCAGCCTTCATCAACGCTGGATTGTCTTGAAGCAGCGCAGGGATGAACGTGACACTGGTGACCTGCACTTCAGGTCCAAACTGACCACGCAGCTTCTGTGGTGAATCAGACCAATGCAATTCATCATTGATGCGCGTGAACCAACGCACCTTGCCTGCACGTTCTTTGATGGGAAAGCCTGACCAGCCTTCTGGTGGTCCAAGCTTAGGGTCTTCAATGCGTGCACGTTCAGTGTCAATCCACCACCAAATCAATTCACGCAAGACCCATGAATCGGGGTCAGGGTTTGTTGCTGCCCTGATGTATGGCTGCACGCCACACACGCTTCTGTTCCTGCTGAACAGATACCAAAACTGTGTGCGTGTGAACTGGACCAATTCATCAAAGCAGATGACTGCATACTGCTTTGACTGATGACTGTGCTTGTCCTTTTCATGTTGCAGGTGCCTGAATTCAATTCCACCACCTGAAGGGAAGCGCCAATCCAGTCTGTGTTCACGTGGCACGCCACCACGCAGTGGATACAACTTCAGTGATTCATCCCAAACGCTGCCACCACCTGTCAGCTGTGGTGATGTGCGCCTGAAGATGACTGCACTGTATCCTTCAACGTGAACATTGCGCAGTGGTTCATAAACAAGCGCCCAAGACTTTCCACCACCAGCTGCGCCACCATAGATGACAACATCAGCTGTGCTGGAACAGAACGCTGTTTGTGGTCCAGGCTGTGGACCAATCTTCATCAGGCAAGGCCAGCTGCAACCATGGCCTTGGCCACGCAGCAACACACCAAGCGTTCACGCCTTCCATCAGGGTGCAGCTTGGTTCCCATCAATCCAGTGCCATGACAACGCTTGCAGCTGTTGTTGGCCAAGCCCAAATCAATCTTGATGTGCTTGTCAGTGCCATTCACCTTGGCAACCATATCCAGCTGCTGCTGATGTGTTTTGCCCTGCTTGCGTGCAGCGCCAAAGACCTTGGCTTCAAGTGTATCTTCCTGCATCAATCTTCCCCTTCAGTGATTTCCCTTCCGTTGGAAGGGAACCAAAGCACCTTGGCTTCACCATCACCAGTGATGTTGTGGTCAACAGTCTGCTTCTTCATCTTCAGAATGCTGGCAAGTTCCTTCAACGCTTCAATCTTTGAATGCATCTTGAAACTGACAGTGCCACCATGTGCAGTCACGTGTTCCCTGACTTCACCAACAGCACGCCTGACCTTTTCAGGCAATGATGTGCTGGTCTTGATGGTCACACCACCATCAGTGAAGTCAACCACATCAGTGATGTCACTGAACGCAATACAGGCAAGTTCAGCAATCACCTTGTCTGCATGAACGCCAGCACGCCTGGCCCTGCGTTCAAGCAAGTCTTCAATGGCCTGGACAACATCAGGCTTCTGAAGCAGCTGCCATCCAATCTGCGTTGCAGTGGCTTCAGAGTAGCCAGCACGCTTGGCAGCTTCAGTGATGTTTAGGTCTTCAACATATTCCTGCACAAATGCCCATTGCTTTGCAGGCAAGCCATTGACCCTGCCACCTTCAACAGTGACAGTCTTGGTCTTCTTCTTTTTGGTTGGCTTCTTTTGCGCAGGTTTGCGCTTGGTGGTTTTCTTCCTGGCCATGATGTGGCCAGGTTACATCAGAACAGGCGCTGCTGACCAGGTGTGACAGGTCTGATGTGTTGGCCTTGACCAGCTTTGCTGGCTTCAAGTTCAGTGATGCGCTTCAGCTGTTCTTGAATGGTGTTGCGATAGTTGTTGATGATGGTGCGCTGGTTTTCAATGATGCCTTCCAGCTGCGTCACCTT